AGTTGTGTATATCTCAGCATGTTCTTGTTCATACTGTTTATACTCCAGGCCGAATAGGGCATTCAAACCTGGCTCTAGTTCTTTGACTAGTTGATTACGTGATATTGCCATAGTTATATACTCCTATTAGATACCTGTAGTAGCACCAAAGAAATGTTCATTGATAACAACTCTCCAAACTACGTTTGCAGAAGTTAAATCATCATTGTCAGCATCTCTTGATACGCCTACGATTTTTAGTTGTTGTGTAGCAGTAGCCAAAGTACTGTCATCTAGAGTTGTTCTAGAAACGTAGTTTGGACTTGCTCCAGCTGAATATGAAATTTCAGCTGTATTACCAACATCCGTTTGAGCTGAAGCGCCTGAATTGTTAGATCTTACTTCGTAGATCTGATTCGGGTCATCAGTTATAAACGCAACTATATCAGAAGCTGTATTAGAGCCTTGAAGATAGTTTTGAAATGTTGGCTTACTAGTTGTTGCGTCAGTATAGAACACACCGTTTAGTGAACCTAGGTTGTGTGTAGTAGCTGCTGCAGCTACTGCTGCATAACCTGTCGCCGCCATCGCAACCATATCTTGGTTGTAGATAGCTGAAGACGAAGCTGCTACAGGGTACTCACCTAGACCACCAGCGTCGTAATTCTGACCGACTTTTTTAATTGGTTTCAAACCGAAACCAGTCGATGAACTATTAGCCATAGTCATTTCTCCTTATATGTACCTGCCCTTACGGGCCTCCAGTACGGTTTGTTTATTTCGCTGGTCTCTAAAAAATTTTACTTTTTCGTCCCACCGAAGGTTACACGAGTATTTCTATCAACATTGATAGGCATACTCTTATGCTGTTCCTTAGCTAGATCGACGTCAATTGCAGCTTGTTGATCCTGTGCTTGTTGAGCATAGTACTCACTTCTTTGCTGCGCGATCTCTTCAGGTACCCTAGTCAGCACTAGGCCTCCGTGCCCGATAACCCCTGCGTATTTGCCGTCTGCAACTACTGGGAAGTCCTCTTCTGGATACTCGTCAGCTCGAACTAATTCATACCCGGATCTTAAGCGTCCTTGTATGTTTTTCGTGTCGACGAATCCTAGGATTTCTACCCTGACCCATCTGTGTCTGTAGCCATTTGGCGCGTTGGGCGTATCTAAGTACGATGGTGGAGTCCAAACTTTTGGTCTCTCTTTTGGAGTTACCGATTTTGCTTGTGTTTCAACTTTTGTCGAATCACTTTTCTTTGCTTGGCTCGCACGAGTTGGTTGTTTCTTTTCCATATGCCTATACCTCCTTCGTGTTCATAAGTTGTTTCGCATATTCTTCTAGTGGCACACCTAATTTTTTCGCTATTGCGACTTGAGACGATGTGAGTCTCACTGATTTACGACCAGCCTTTGTACTACGCGTTGCAGAGGCAACGGTTTGTGTAGGTTTACTAATCGGTTTGTCCTTAGATGTATCAAATTTATGCGGAAATTCAAGTCTAATTCTCTTGTCTATTTCCGTATAGTATTCTTCAGATCTAGGGTCAATTCCTTCTTCTTCGGTAATTTTTCTATGCAAATCAAACGCTGTATACGTCATTGCACTATCTTTACCGAACCACTCATTGTTACTAGCCCAATCTTCTGCCCTTGGATCAGGTGCAGTTTGGGTTTGTTGCGGTTGTTGATATAATGGTTGTTCAACAGGTTTTTCTTTAGCTGCTGTTTCCTGCATTTGATGCTGGGTTTTAAGTTCAGCTAATTTACCTTGTTCATAACCAAGTTGAGAAATAGCAGCCAAAGCTTCTGTTTCAGCTTTTGGATCTTCTGCTTGTCTAGCTGCTCTTAACTTTTCTTGAGCTGCTGCAATAGAAGAAGTAATTCTACCTTCCATTTCTGCAACATAATTTTTATCTAATGAGTCTGCTGTAGTTTTAAACTTGTCTCTTTCCTGTTTAACACTTTCAGCAAAACGTAAAGCTTCTTCTTTTTGTCTTTCAGCTTCACGCATTCTTTTTGTTAATTTAGCTATTCGCTTTTTAACGCCTTCAGAATACTCTTCAATTTGTTTACTGTTATCTTCTTGTTTATTATCTTCTTGAACAGCAGATTGCTCCACAGGTTTCTCAGATGTGTCGCTGGCGCTGCCACCGTCTTCAAGCTTTGTCTCACGCTCGTTCTCATATGTTTTATCCTCCGAAGGTTGTTCTGCAACCTCTTCTTTTTTTTCTTCCGGCAATGCTACCTCTACTTCAGGTCCTGAAGTATCGATATCTATTGTTTTCTTTTCTTCTTCTTGCATAGTATCTCCTATGATTGTTAAAATTCGTGGAATATATCTTCAGGGTTTTCCACGGTTGCTAAAACTTCATCATCATTTAGAAGTCTTATTTCACCCCCATCTATTTTAATTCGTGATCCTGCATATCTTGCAAAGATAATCCAATCACCTTTCTTACACCATGGTCCCTCTGGATATCTTTCTTTATCATAGCAATGTGGACCCATTCTTAAAACTAATCCACAAGTTGATGCTACTTGTGAACGTTCGACTGTTTCATCTGCTAAAATTAAACCACCTTTAGTTTTGTCTTTTTGTTTAAAAGGTAAAACTAAAATTCTCCAACCTGTTGGTTCTGGTAGTTTTGATTCTTCGTTGATTTCTTTTTTCTTTTCTTTTTTAACACCAACCAAGTCCTTATTTGGTAGGACTATCTTTTGACTTGATGCTGATAACTGTTCCTTCTCCGTCATTTTGCTCCTTTGTTTTTAGCAGGGTGGATATTTCCTGTAATAGATACTGATATGTTCGTATCTGTCCTAACATATACTGGTATTTTTCCATACTGTCAACACCACCAGACGTCATTGCAATTACTACATCATCATGTCTCATTTTAATTACTTTTCTAATCTTATCTATAAACTCCATTATAATACCGCCTTTTCCGGTTCAAACTCATCTAACACATCTAGCTTTTCTTTTGCGTTAGCGATTTTTTCTATTTGTTTATTTACCTCATCTATATGTTGAGGGTGTTCTCCAATACCTACAGAATTATCCAAATAGATATTTGCAGTTGCATCTGCTTCTGCAATTTCAGCTTCGTATCTAGCTCTTAGTGCTTCTAGTATTGCTCTTCGCATTTTTTCTCCTTTCAAATAGCCGGTTTATCCTAGCTATATTTGTGTCTAAAAAATCGCAGAATTTGTAAATTAATCTATCTAACATTTCCATCTTCTACGTGCCTGACGGATACGAGAATTTGGATCGTTACGAGTTTTTGCTGATGACCTTTTTAATTGTCCTAGTGATCTAGCGCAGTATGATTTCCTACGATTAGCAGCTTTTGATCCAGGTTTCACTTTTCCTGTCACGGCTGTTTTTAATTTTGAACCGGGATTTAATCTTCTATAAGCTTTGACACCGGCTCGTGTCATGCCTGCTCCAGACTTTGTAGGTCTAAAGTTCTTTTTGTTTCGTGATGGCATAGTACCTTTACTCATTATACTCTACCTCCGAACGCCATACTTTTTCTTTTTGCAAATGTTGAAACATTTGTTGGCTTACCTCCGGGATTACCTGCAGCTCTTTTTCGTCTGACAGCACTCGCCTTTTGCCCACTTGTCATTCGTGTGGCTTTTGCAAGTGGGACGCATTTTGGATACTTCCTCTTGCTTCCCTTCGATCTTCCGCATGGCTGATACTTCCCGTCTTTCTTCGGGGCTCCGATGTCTACCCATCGTTCCTTCACCCATTCTCTGAGTCCTTTCTTTGCCATTATACATCAATCATACGAGTAACGTCTTCGACTACGACTCCGCCCTCGTTATATTTTTTTCTTTTCTTTTTTCCACCAGGTGTAATTTTACCAGAGCAAACTCCTGAAGCGTACATGTTTGCATACGCCGAAGGATACACTTTGAATTTTCGCTTCGCTGCGGCTTTACCTTTTGGACAAAGTTTTGCCATTACTTTTTCTTCCTTTTAACCCGACCACCTTTTTTAGCTACGATTCTTTTTGGATCGTATCCAAATTTTTTAGCTAGCTCAGGTTTTTTCTTAGCTAATTTAGCTAAGCCTTTATTCTTACTAATACTTATTGCTTTTGCCATAACTATTTTTTACCTTTTTTCATTGCTTTACCAAAACCTTTTTTTGCCACACCACATCCAACACGTCCACCTTTTCTAAACATTCTACTATCGTTCATTAAAGTTTCTGCGTTTACAAAAAATGGATCTTGCGCCATATCTTTTGCTGTCATCATTTTGTTTTTTATAAATGATGGTGATTTTTTGTAAGGACCAAAATTTCTACCGTCTATACGAGAAATAGGTAGGTCCAATTCTACGTTTGCTTGGTTTCTTCTTTTTCTTCCTAGTGCAGCTGCGCCAAGGCCTGCTGCTCCTACTAGTGCTGCTCCTTTAAGAAGCTTTTTTAGTTTTTTACTTGCCATTATTTTTTACCTCCGTTTCTAAATATTTGCGTTCCCTTTATACCATATATGCTCGCCACCACAAGGATCCAAAGATTTGTGAACCATGACGGGAGCTGCGAGAACATCTCGAAAAAGAGTTTTACCTTGTCCATAGCGGTCGGATCGTCCGATACGACTGCCCAGGCCAAAATCATGACGGGCGTTGAGAGAATTATCAAAACTGCCTCGTCCTTCCAGTCCGATTGTCGGGCTTCTAACAATTTTCCCTGGTAAGCTTCCTCACCTCGGGCCATCTTAGATGCATGCATAAGTTGTGCATCAGACATTGCCATTTTCGTTCTCTGCTTGTTAGCATAAATTTTACTACCAGCAGAAACGGCTAATTTAATTGCCGATAACCACATAATTTAGTACCAGTCTGCTTTACTTTTCTTTTCTGCAAGCATCGCTCTCTGACCTTTCACTTGAACAGATTGAGTTTCTGTTGGTTTTGAAACTTCAACTTCAACTCCTCCGTTTAGAAAGCCATCTTTGTTCAAAAACATGTCATGGTCTACATGAGTCATGCCTGCGTGACTTGATTTTTTATTTTTTTTCATAATTATACTCCTTTGTTTCTAATTATAGCAACATTTCCAGGCATTTCATCCATTTTCGGTGCCGATGGAATAGTTTTACTTAAGATTGTCTTCTCAATAGACGTATCTGCTCTTAATTTTGCTAAATCTTCGTTTTGTTCAAGTTTTTCTTCTTGTAAATCTTGATTCATCATAGCTTTTGACTTGTCTAAGTTCAATCTTTGCTCTGCTGTTCTTCGTTTATCTTCATTATCCATTGCTCTTAAGTCTAATTCTCTAGCTTTTAGCTTAGCAATAGGGTCATTTCCAAAATCACCCATGATTTTATTCTCTTCTTCCTTAAATTCTTGGGTCATGTCTGCAATTAACTTAGCTTTTCTTGCTTCGATAGCCATACTTAACTGCATAATCTGTTGTTGAACCTCAGGACTTTGTCCCATAGCAGGATTTTGTTGTGCCATTTGTTGTAATTGTATTAATTGTTGTATCTCTTCTCTAAATTCTATCTCTAACTGCTCTTGTGCCATCAAAGAAATATGTTCAAAGATATTTTTTTGTAATGCACCCATAACTGGTGGACTATTTTTAGCCATATTAGTTGCCATAAAATTTAAATGCGAAGTTATGTGAGCTCTGTGGTCTTGACCTTTAAATGCTTGGAAAGGTTTACCAGTCATTGCAAGAATATTTTCTGTAGCTGGATCCATTGGCATAGGTTGTTGCGGTGGTGGTAATATCTTATCAATATTTTTTACACCAATCGCACTATACATATCTCTGTACGCTTCATACATATTATGCATTTGTGGATTTGACATCGCAAGTTGTAGCTCTGTTTGAGCTAAAGTAATTCTTTGTGATTGTGAAAATATATTTGGATCTGCAACAGGTAAAATATCTACCTTGTCATCAAAATCTGCAACCTTAATATTTCTTTGTCCACCCACAACATCGTAAGGATATTCTGGTGGTAAATAAGTTTTAAACACATCAGATAATAAAACAAACTCTTGTTTTAACGCCACATACAATCTTTTATGTATGGCTGACATGACTCGTGAACCACGTTCTAAAAGAGCAATGGTCGTTCCAACAGCTGCCTGTTGGTTGCCGTCACCGACCTGCATGTCAGCTATGGCGGCAAATCTCTGACCTGCATTAACAACAATACCCATTAATTGTAATAATGTTGCTGATGGTTCTTTAAATGGTAAAGGCATAAATGCATCTCTAATATTTCCTCCAGGTGCATCTACATCTCTGAACTCTCCAGGCTGAATAGATTGCGCTTCATCTCTGACACGAATACCTCTTTGCTTAAATCCTGCAGGCATGTTTGAAAACGTACCAGCATCTAACAATTGTCTAAGTGCATTCGTTGCAGTTCTTGATAATCCACCAATCATGTGGATTAATCCGAAACCATAAAAACCTAAACCTGGTAAAAATTTAAAATGCGCAAAGTATTGTATTTTATTTTTTAACATGTCTTCTGGTTTGTAGTTTCTTCTTATAGATAAAACTTCTCTTGACCCTGTATCAATAGTTACAATGTATGGAAGTTTTATTCCTGTTGGATTTTGTTCTGCATCTTTATCTTCAAAACCTTCAAGATCAAGATTTGTATGTATTTCTAAAATTGTAAAAACTTGTTCGTCTCTAGTTTTTTTAACACCTTCAAGTTCTCTTTCTTTTTTCTCAACACTTGATTCTTGAGAATAACCAGGTGTGATTTCTATGTCTCTGTAAAAACCTGATACTTGTTTTTTTCTTAAATCATTTTCTGACATTTTTAATGAATGAATTACTGCGTCCGCATCTTCTAAAGACGTTGCAGTGTATGGAACTATCAGATCATCTGCCGGCACAAATTTAGACACGGCTCTGCCTAAAAGCTCATCATAATAAACTTTCTTAAATGCAGAGCCGCTAAGAGGGAGATAAAAAAGTAACTGATCGAACTCGGGTTCATACTCTTTCATCTTATTCATGAGTTGATAGTTCATGAAGTTTTTTACTCGTGTAGCTTGGTCTTCTTTTTGTCTGTTAGGTACACCCATAATTTGAGTGTGTACTGGACCAGTAGCTGGAAGTAATTCTTTGTATGCATGTGCTTGAAACTGCGTAACAGCTTCAGCTAATACAGGGTGAGTTGCACCACTTGCATTTGTAAATGGTTGAGATTTTGTTTCATATTTAAATCCTAAAAGATCTAGACCTTTTGTATATGCGTCTTCCCAATCTTTTCTTGATGCTTTGTATTGTGTGTAATTTTCAAAAAGTTCAGAACCTAATCTGCCTAAAACTTCTTCAGGTAGTAAGTCTGCTAAATTGTCAAAGTGTTCGTTTGTGCCTGGCTGGTTTACAGCTTCTGGATCAAAACTAATTGTTGCACCACCATCTTCTTCTTGTGTTACTTGAATGTCTTCTGGTCCAACTTGTTCTTCTATGTTTGCTTGAGATGCTTCTACAATCTCTTCTTCGCTAGGTAATTTTATTTCCTGCTCTACGTTTGGTAGAGACTTGTCTATTTCTGACATTGTTTTTCTCCGAGTTCTTAACCACTATAGTCTTTTTTCCAGGAACATTCAACCCCTGTGGATGAGGCCCTCTAAGTGGTGGTATCGTGGTTGTAAGTTTTTTAATCATCTAATAGCTTCATTCCTTCTATACCTAGAGATAGACCAAGTCCAGCTATTCCGCCTCTAGATATACCTCTCAATGCAGCCTTACCTAGATTCAATCTAGCTAGTTTTCTAAGCGTTGGATTTAATCCTCTTGTTAACCTATCTGTTTGATCTGCAAATGCTGGATACAAATAGTTAAATGGATTAGTTGCAATATCTGCAGCTGAATCTCCTTCAGCAATTTGTGATGCAAGATCCATACCAGCTAAAGGTGCAAGTAAAGCTGGAGCTGCTGCAACTCCAAGTCCTCTACCTAAAACTCTTGCTGCAGTTCTAGCTACTCCTTTTTTCTCAACACCAAGTCCTCTTGATCTACTTGCTTTAATTGTTGATGGTGCAGCCAATGCTGTTCCTGCTGCAAGCGTTGCTCCAACAGCCGGTAACTGATAATCTAAAATAGCTGGTCTCTCAAAGTCTGGTGCAATAGGTTCTGTTGCCATAGATACCAACATATTTTTTTGTTGATCTTCGTTTGATAAATAACTTGTTGGATCATTATTGTTAAATTCTTTTACCACTTGTTGTAAACCTGCACCCGCAACACCGGCTAGCGTAAATCTTTTTAGTCCTGGTGATTTAAAAACATTAAAAGCCATATTTTTCATTTTACCTAATAAAGGAGTTGACTCATCTAACTGAGTTAATTTAGGTAAATGATTTTCTGAAGATAATTTTCTATTGACACATTGAACTGTTCCCGTTCCTAACGCATATCCAATTCTACCACCATCTGCGTTTGAACCAACACATCCTAGTTTAAAAGCTATTTCATATTGTTCGGGTGCAGAGGCAGAATTAAACAACTGTTTACTTGTATTAACTAAATCTCTAAATAAAAAAGCTGTTTTTTTATCTGCTCCTGTCATAGCAAACCCTTCTGTCTTTGCATGTTGTGCAATATCTATTCCTTGTTGTTTCCATTTATTTAAATTTTTAGAACTATATATCTTATCGGCAATATCAAAATCTTGGTTTAAAATTTCTTTTTCTGTTCCAAGAACAATATCAGCTAAATTAAAATTTTTTCCTGGAAAGTTCTTTTTAATAGTATCACCAAATGTTTTTCTTTGTTTTTGAAATTTAAGTATTCTATTTTCAAGATCTGTGTATTTTACTGTTTTATCTCCAGCCCTAAGCCTGCTAATTAAATCTCTAGTATCATTCAAAGCTGTAGACAATTTTGATTGAAACGTAGCTAAATTTTTTTGATTAATATCTGCATCAATTACATCTACAAAATATGCATAAGGAAACGCTTTATTTCTAGCTGTTGCTTTAATACTAAATATCTCATTAACATTTAAATTTTTCTTTTTTAAAAATCCTTCTGGTAAATATTTTGACATGTAGGTTTTAAATGACGTAAGACTTCCTGCTTCTTTAGGCATGTTTTTTTTAATCTCACGCATTGCATGTAAGTATTCACCTTGTGCCCATTTATTGTTTCGTTTAAATCCTTCTAATTCATTATAAATTTTATTTCCTAATTTTACCTCTGCTCCTGACGGTTTAATATCTAACCCCATGTTTTTAAAAAGAGTACCTTTTGTCCAATCAGAATATACCCTAGTCCCGTGTGCAGTTTGTGCGTCTGTTATTTCTTTTCCTAAAACTTTTTCTAGTTCTGGTTTAAATTCACCTAACTCGGGAAAATTTTTTGCAGACAACATTTTACGTAAACCTTCGTTATTATGAATTGCTTTAACAATGTCTTCAGTGTTTTCTCCGTAAAGATATGTCCCCTCTTTAAAAAATCTTGTTAGTTTTGTTAGTTGTTCATTAGTAGGCCTATTAAAGTATCTATTTTTTTTCTCGTCTCTAATAGGGTCTCCAAGATATTTTGTTATTTGATTATAATCAAATAATCTATATCTCTCACGACCAGACCCTGTTTTTTCCGGTGTTACTATTGTTTTGCCAACTCTTTTTTCTAATTCAGGTAAAGTAATATAATCAGAAAGTTTTGCTCCTTCAGGAAAATTACCCATTGTTTTAATATAAGTCGCAAATCGTAAAAACTCTCTTGTTGGGTTTAGTGATTTTTCTTTTCCAGTTCTAGGAATAAACCCTCCTTTGTCAGCTTCTAAAAAATCTTTATATTGTGGTAGTGATTTTATTTTTTTTGTAAGAGCCATTTTAGCACCAAATGCTTTTAGCTCTAATTTATTCCATTCGTTTAAAAGTTTAACAGGATCGTCTCCAGCTCTTTTATAAATGCCCTCTAATATTTTTGCACCTTTATCTGTTCTTTCTTTAACTTCTTTATATATTTTATTTACCATACCAAGGTTTACGTCTGGTTTTTTTAAAAAAGTATAGTTTCTTCCAACTTCTCCGGTGTTTAGATCAGCTACAACTTTTTTATAAGCAGGGTGAGCTTTTATAGCTTTTTCTAATGTAGGGTAATATTTATTACCACCACGCACTTTGTTTGCAACTTCCATTAACTCTTCAAAAGTTGCATCTGGATTAAGGGGTAATACGCTATTTAATATTCTAAGACTTTTTGAATCTTTTAGCCCTTGTTGTTTTGCATAAAGCCGTCTTTGCGCTGCTCTTTGTTTTTCTAAATCTTTATAGGCCATTAGACCTCCAGGATGCCGGCAAGACCACCACGTTTAAGACCAATGTCTATACCTAATTTAATTTGTATGTCTTTGATTGCATCTGGAAAGTCATCAGGATTTTTTAATACTTTATAAAGCTGTTTGAAATATTCTGTTTTTGCTGGACCAACCATAGTCTTGTCCGCACTCATTAATCCAAAAAGTCTTGAAACATCTGGACCCTCTATGCCGTATTTTTTTAATGCTTCAAAAGAAGCTTTACCAAGTCTTGCAGCACCACCTAAAAAGAAAGGTACACGTCCGCCATCTGCAAATTCAAAATCAGAAATATCAACAGTATCAGGATTGAATAGTCTATCTGTAACACCTTTACCTTTTGCATCTTTAACACTAATTAATCTTTCTGCAAAAAGTTGTATATCATTTGGCCCATCTAGTTTTGCAACTGCTGCTGCAACTTTTGGTCCAAAATATTTTTGTACTAACAGTAACGGATCACCCATACCACCGCCACCACCTTCGGTCATAAATTTAAAATCATCTATTTCCATAACATCAGATAAAGTTGTATTACCTGGTTCATCACTTAAATCTTTTATTCTATTTAAAAAATCTCTAGCGTTTGCTCTAACTACAGGCTGCGCATTTTCTGCAACACCTGCATTTAAATAAATCTTATCCACCAAATCATTTACGATTAGATTATTATTTTTTACATTCTTTAATAATTCTAAACCTTTACCTGTTGGAGAACTTGCTTCCAGATTTTTAATTGTTGTTTCAGCATCTTGAAGTGGTGCTGCAATATCGTCTGGTCCACCACGTGAACCTGGTGGTGGTAGATCTGCTTCATCTACTGTTTGTAAAAATTTATTTTTCTTCGGATCGTTTAAACCTAATCTTTCAGCCATGTTTGCCAATTCATTATCTGATTTTTTTAGTCTCAAAGACATCAAACCTTCTTGATCTAAGTTTCTAGTTCCTGTTGCAAGATCTGTAATGTTTGCTGGCGCTGCTGGTGGGTTAAAAAAATTATCCAACTTAGACATGTTAGTTAATAAATTATTAGCTTGTATGTCATTTAATTTATCACCAACTGCATAACTAACTGAGTCTTTTAATTCATCGATTACTTTTGATTGTGGAAATGCCCCTAATGCCTGTTCATTGATAGACATGCTTAACATCTCTGGCTCACCTTTACCTATAAAATTAATATTGGTTTTAGTACCCATGATCTCGGATACGTTACCACCAAGCTTTTTATAAAGTTGTATGATCTGTTTTATTGTATTTGCGTTAGCCATAATACGTTATACTACTCCTATCTGGCAGAGGTTCGTCTTGATATGAATCTCTATTACGAACTAATCCACCTTGTTTAATACGCATTAACGCCTGTGTTGTAGAGTCGACAAAGTCATCGTGATCTCCAAACGGAAACGATGCACACTCTTCCACAACCTCTTGAGCGAAATGTTCATGCATCGGAGCAAAAATCATTCCCATCTCAAACATAGGAGATACTGCGTTTACTCTGGCATGTTTATCATTTCCTCGGCTCGGCGTAAAGTTAATTACTGGGATTCCCATATCCCTCAATTCTGCTGTCAGTGGTATACCAGAAGCTTTGGCCTCAACGATTACCATATCAGGACGCCAATATAGATACTCTTCATGAGCAACTTTACGTAGTTCTGGAAACTCATATCGATCTTTGAAAGCATTCAATAGTATTATATTGGGTCGACCATCATCATCTTTGAAGACTCCCCAAGTAGTTATAGCACTAAAGTCAGCAGATTCTTTTTTAAGAAAAGCTGTATCGTAACTTTGTATTATAAATTCACAGTCAGGTGGATTCTTATGTGTCCAGTCCTGCCACCAATCTCGTTTTAATATTGCACCTTCTTCAGCTGTTGGCTGTTGCATATATTGAGCATTCCAATTGTTAACTGGAATAGATGCTTTTGTTTTAGTTAATTCTTCCGTGGTCCAGTATTCTGGCCAAACAGGTTTACCATCCGGAAGTATAGCCGGTAGTTCTACAACCTCCCATTGGTCAGAGTTCTCCTCTCCCTGAGCCTTGATCAGTTGTCCAGTTAGGTCCTTGGTACTCCAACGTGTCATAACAACAACGATTCGACCTCCTGGTTGTAAACGTTGACGTGGACCTGATGTATACCAGTTCCAGGCTTTATCGAATGACTTACTATCTTTTTTAATATCTTGTTCTTTGTGCGGGTCATCTATGATT